GCTGTGCAAGCATATCGTGATGTCGGCGTTGAGTGTCCAGTATATTGTATGCCGCTTGGGGGACGCTCGGAAGAGTATGTCCTTAACGTTAAAGAAGTTGCGGAAGTTTGTATGGAAAAAGGATGGCGATTCACCCCTAGACTACACATCAGCTTATTCGGAAATGCCTGGGGAACTTAGACAGTACACAAACGAGCAACACAAACGAGCAATGACAGCTACAATTGATAAAGAAGCATTAGACGATAAACTAAGACGGGAAGGATTAATATGAAATGGTTTGATAAGTTAATAGGTAAGAAAGCAGCAGAGGAGGTAACAGATGATACTGTTACATCAACTTCTGAAGATGAACGTAGAGCAATACTTGAAAAAGAAAAGCAAGAAGCTACTAAGAAAGGTGAAGCATGGGTTGCTGTATTAGATACGCAGATTAATCCTGATGACATTAAGAACGGATTCTTTGAGCTCGATTGGAATAATCAGTTTATTGAAGAACTACTCGATGCAGGCTATAGCGGCGAAACTAATGAGCAGATTGTAGATAGTTGGTTTAGAACTATTGCTATGCAAATTTTAGGTGATGAAGGTCTAGAGACTGCAAGAGAAATGGGATACATTAAAGTAGTGCCTATGGACAAGACCAAAAGTGAAGTATCTTAATGATTGACAAAAGCCAGATCTGGTGCTATAATAATACTATAAATTACATAAAGGCAAACTAATGGCAACTTACATTCTAGTAGACACAGCTAACACATTCTTTCGTGCAAGACACGTAGTACGCGGTGACATCGACACTAAGGTCGGTATGGCTCTACATATTACATTAAACAGTATTAAGAAGGCATGGCAAGACTTTAACGGTGATCATGTTGTGATCTGTTTAGAAGGGCGTAGCTGGCGCAAAGACTATTACGAGCCTTACAAGCGTAACCGCAAGGTTGCTCGTGATAAGATGACAGTTACTGAGAGTGAAGAAGATACAGCGTTTTGGGAGATCTTTGACGAGTTTAAGAACTTTATGACAGAGAAGACTAACTGTACTGTTATTCAACACAAGCAACTTGAAGCTGATGATCTTATTGCAGGTTGGGTACAATCACATCCTGATGATAAACATGTTATTATTAGTACTGATGGCGACTTTGCACAGCTAATTAGTCCTAATGTAAAACAATACAATGGTGTAAGTAATACTATTATTACACACGAAGGCTACTTTGACGACAAGAAGCTAGCACCTATTATTGATAAGAAGACTAAAGAAGCAAAGCCTGCTCCGCAGCCTGACTTTATGTTGTTTGAAAAGTGCATGCGTGGTGACACTAGTGATAACGTGTTTAGTGCGTATCCAGGTGTACGTAAGAAAGGTACTAAGAATAAAGTTGGACTTATTGAAGCATACGATGATAAGAACACAAAAGGCTTTAACTGGAATAACATGATGCTACAGCGTTGGACTGATCATGAAGGTGTAGAGCACCGTGTACTTGATGACTACAATCGCAATGTTGTACTGTGTGATTTAACTGCACAGCCTACAGACATTAGAGAGATTATTGACACAACTATTGCAGATGTAGAGCCTAAACAGATTACACAAGTAGGCATGCGTCTTATGAAGTTTTGTGCAAAGTGGGATATGCAACGAGTTGCAGATCAGGCACAGTACTACGCACCGTCATTAGCAGCAAGGTATCCGAAATGATAGATGTATTTCCGCTATTTTCTAATCCAGTTATGAAGCATCCTGTAGATTTAACGGGATTGGATCTAAGTAGTGTAGTGTGGGGCCCAAACTATAATAACAGTATTAGCCAAAGTCAAAACGTTCTAGAACAGGAACCTTTCTTAAATCTTAAAGAAGAATGTATGAAAGGTGTTCGTGAATACTTTTATAATATGATGTCAGTAACAGACTCTACGGAGATTTATATTACTGAGTCTTGGTTTAATAGTACAGCAAAAGACGAAGTACATCACAGACATTGGCATCCTAATTCAATAGTATCAGGCATTGTATACATTGCAAGTGAAGAAGATCAAGGCGGTGACACATCGTTTATCACAAGTAAGTACGAAACAATTGAACTTGATATTAAGGAATCAAACTTATATAATAGCAAGAGTTGGTCAATACCGCCATCTAACGGAGAAATGCTATTATTTCCATCTAGTGTCGAACACTTTGTAACTCCATATACAGGCACTACTCCAAGAATTACATTGAGCTTTAACACGTTTGTTAAGGGCAATGTTAACGATCAAGCATTAACGAGGTTAGCAATATGAACGCAAAAGAAATTTTAAAGAATAAGTTTTGGATTGTAGAAGACAATCGAGGTGTAAAGTTTGGCACCATTAGTTTAAATGAAGAACAATATATCCTAAGTACACCTTCAGGTACGCAAATGTATCATACTGAAAAAGAACTTACTAGCGCACTTGATAAGAAAATAAGCTGGACTGAGTTAGACATTACCGAAACAGTTGCAAAAGAAATACACGGTTATCCAACTAACAGTACACCATACAATCCTATGTTTGATGTAAAGCGTAAGCTACCACTGTTTACAAAGAGTGACAAAAGTAAAAGTTTGTATGCAGCAGGTTACTACATTATTAAGTTCGACAAAGGCTGGGTTAAGAGTTTTTGCCCTAAACTTATTACTGTTGAACGTTACACAACTAAAGGTCCATTTAAGACTGAAATTGAAATGCGTCAGGAGTTAAGCCTTGTCAACCGTTGAACCATTAAACACTAATCCTATACAGCAGTTTATCCAACAAGTAAAAAGCGCAGATGCAAGTAATCAGCGAGAAATAAAGTTAAATGTTGATCAAGCTAAACGTCTTGCATTTACACTAGGCGAAGTGATGGCAAGATTAAATGGCGACCTTGAACAGATACTTGCACGTAAAAATAGCGGAGCCGATGATGTTATATCAATTAACATGGACGGCGGCAATTCATGGTAAAGCTAGAAGGACTATTTTCTAGCTTAACATTAACTGATCAACTAAACGATGTCGTGGACAACGATGCTATTATTAACTATTGCTACGACTTGCGTAAGGGTAATGACTATCCAGGTAACTGGTCTAGTGGGCGTTTACCATTAGATCATTTAGATAGCACTCCGTTAGATAAATTAAAAGCAGAGATTATCGACAGAGCACTTACGGTTAAAAACGCCATGGGTGTTAAAGAAGAACTAGATATTACTATAAAAAATTACTGGGCAAATATATACGAGCCTAGTAGCAATCAAGTGTTGCCATCTACTTCACCACACATGCATAGTAATTACTTTTTAAGCGTAGTGTACTATCCTAAGGCAACAGTAGGTGCAGGATCACTTACTCTTATGGCACCTTTTACAGGACTTGAACACACACTAACGTATATGCATGTAGGCACTCCGGGCTATTTTAATGCTAACAAATGGCACATTGAGCCTGAACCAGGTAAGTTAATTATATTTCCTTCTTGGCTCATGCACTATGTTGAAGATAACAACAGTCAAGAAGATCGCCTTAGTATGGCATTTAATATTGCTTTACCTCACCTAGAAGTGTAAAAAGAGATAAATATATGCGTAGTTAATTAAAGGAAATTACGTATATGTCAAGACCAAAGCCAACAGTACTAAAAGAGTTCGTAGATAAAAAGACCTATAAGACAGAACAAGTATTACAGTCTGATGCAATTTGGGCAGTGTTCTATCAAAGTCAACCGTTTAATCTTAAAAGTGCTAATTTGCTAACAAGCTATCCGGGACCTAAGTATAAGAAGACTAGTTTTTCAAATCCAGGACATGCACTTAATCTAGCAAAAAAATTAAACAATTTATTTGATAGCGATGAGTTTACTGTAATAAAACTTACTGCTGGCGAAACAGTAACCGAATGAACTGGAAAGAAACGTATACTAAAATATTTCTTAAACAAGCTGGCAAAAGCACGGGCGAGCTTGCTATTAAAGAATACATGCCTATTTGGTGGAAGAACACTCGTGTAAAAGACACAGGCGGACTTCGATTAACCGACGAAGGGTATAGGTTCATTACTGAAGACATTGAACTTACTATATACAAGATCCCATATCCAAAGGATTTTGACATTACAACTAATACTATCATATGGATGGATAATTTTATTGATTGTCCATACTACTTAGATAGACACGGAATTGTTGTAACTAACGAAAAGAAGGCTATGGAACTGAGTCTCTTTAGTGGAGATATACGCAAGTACGGACTGACTAAGGCACTCGGTAGGCACAATAAAACATAATTAAGAGACTTAAAATATGGATTATACTAAAAAAACTAATTGGGATAGTCTAAGTACATTAAAGCGTAAGATAGAAGAAGATAAAACTTCTAACGAAAAAGTAGTGAGCTTTAATGGAATAACACTCGAAACTAATTTGTATAAGTACGAGTTATACGCAGGCGAATTAAGCCGCAACGATATTTTTAAACTGAGAAAATAATATGGCATATTCAGATAAAGTGATGGACCATTACGAAAATCCTCGTAATGTCGGTAAGTGGGAAATAGATGATAGCATTGGAACTGGAATGGTAGGAGCACCAGCATGTGGCGATGTTATGCGATTGCAAATTAAAGTAGAAGATAACATAATTACTGATGCTAAGTT